TTGCCGATGACGTGCTTGACCTCGCCAATCGAATGGTCGTACAGCACCAGCTTGGTCGGCGCCAGGTCGAGCATGTAATTCGTGTCAGCGCCACAGGTTTCGCCCTCCAGGTCAGCGCCGCCAAAGAGTACGCCATAGCCGGCAACGGTCGCCGTTTCAGCCGTCAACGCCTTGATATAGGCGGCGGTATTTTTCATGCGTTCCATAAGTACCTCCTCTTATCCTGCCAACGCCCGGTCAACCGCCTGTTGAAAGTCGGCCAGGATCACATCTTCGTTCTGTGCCACGGCATCTGAATCCGTATGCCACCCGGTGCGCCTATGCCACGGCGTTTGAAACATGCCGGATTGCACAAATGGCCCGTAAGGCGTGCGGTTACCCACTTTGCCCACTAGCCCATTAGCTGACGGGTCTACTTTGGCTGTCCAACGTTTGCCGAGTGTCCCGCTCCGTACATACTTGCTATCAGGCGGTGGCGGTGGATAAACCTGCATATACGCCTGTAAGCGCATCACGCCGCGCTGCATCGGTGGCGTCAGCGTCTGCACGGCGGCGGCATGGTCCAATTTCCTGAACAATTCTTCCAACCCTTTTATCTCTATAGGCATTGGTCGTACTCGTGTAAATGTGCTATAATAACCATCGCTTAGGACGTGTACCGTTTGACGATGGGAACCACAATTGATATTGTGTATCTGTCTCCTATTGGGTGGCGGCGCGTCCTAAGCAAACGTTCCCACATCGCCCGATAGGAGACTTTTTTATGCCCAATGTCATTTGCGCTCGCTGCGGCAAGGAATTCAAAACAAAGACGCGTAATTACCGCACCGCGCAGCGCCATTTCTGTAGTCGTGCGTGCTACGATGGAATAGGCCGCGCGCAGATCACCTGCTCTCAATGCCAATGTGTCTATGATGCATCGTTGAGCAAGTCGAAAGCGTATCTCACGCACTTTTGCTCCGCTGAGTGTCAAACCCTCTACCGCCAATCCCATAACGCACGCCTCCAACGCCAATGCGAACATTGCGGAATAACCTTTGAGACACGAGGCAAGCCGACGGCGAATCTGCCATACAAATTCTGTTCTCGCGAATGCCAAAATCGAGCGCTTGATAGTCGCTTCGATAAAGAGTGTCCGGTCTGCCACAAAATATTCTTGGCAAGGCCATGTCAGACAAAGCGCGGTTTTGATACTTATTGCTCGCGCCCATGCAAAATCAAAGGCAAAGAGCGAACCTCGCTCGAAAAAGCCACGGCTCATATCCTTGATAAGCTCCAGGTTGAATACATTGAGCAGCATCCTATCGGTCGGTATATGTGCGACTTTTACTTGCCAAAATGCCATTTGGTGATAGAGGCCGATGGTTTCTACCATCACAAGCTGCCAAAGGTTCAAGTGAGTGATGAACGGAAAAATGCATACCTGTTGGCGCACGGCCACAAGGTTCTTCGCTTGCAATCGGATGACAGAAATCGATTGCCGCCATCGGCAGAACAACAGATACTTGAGTTTGTCGAGATGCGCGGTACTCATGTGCAATTAGCCTTGATCGACTAGCTCGGTTCAGAAATGACAGGACGGGCAAAACAGCGGCAATTTATATGTACAGGAATCGTGTACCCACCAGGGAACGTCCCTTGCAATGGAGCGCGTTTTCCGTTCAAAGGGCCGCATTGAGGGCATACCAATTCATCGTTTACAGTTACAAATTCCATCTCTGACACTACCCCACTTTGCTCGTAGCCTATGACCGAACCACGGAAAGATGCTCTTGTCGTCTCAGTTTGAGCGATAGTCTTAGCGCGTCGCTTGCCGAATGTTGGTTCTAATTCTTTTTGTAGATCGCCTATGGTTGTCGGCTCCCTAAACCAATCATTGATGGCCGTCTGTAAGCGCGCCGTTGACGTGGTGTTGATACCCTGTACCAATTCGTAGCTGTACTGACTGGCAAAGCGCGCCGCCTTTTCATGCGCCAGCGTCCAATCGAAGCCCATGCCGATCTGCTCCAACGTATCCAGCGCCACGCTCACGCCCAGGCTGCTGCTCTGCTCAAGCGATTGGCGCAGTACAGCGCGTACGCCGTCGCTGGTGGCTGTCACCTGATGCACCGCCGCCCGTACTTGCTCATCAGTGGCGTTGTCGGGGATAAGCTGCTGCAGCTGGTCGTCAAGTGCGCGCCCCAGGTCACGCCCGAATTTGCGCTCAAGCTCCATGCGTATCTGCTGCTCGGCGTCATCCTCACCATCCGGCGCAAGCTGTAAGACCATCGCCTTGTAGGCGTCATGGGTAATGGCTCCATCCGGTATCGCCAGGTTGAAAGGTGGCATCTGCCGCGCCCTCGTCCTCCTGTAGACCTAGAGCGGCCATCTTTTCGTCATGGTCAAGGATGTGGCTGTGGAACATATCCACGTCCGGGGCGCGCTTGCCTTTGGCCCACCGTTTCAGTTGCCGTATCTCCTCAAGGCGTTTCGCTTGGTCGGCGCTTGACTTGTCGGTTATCTGGGCGGGTTGCTGTTGCTGTGGCGGCGCATTCAACCGGGCGATCTGCGCCTCGGCCTGTTGGCGTTGCAGCTCCTGCTCCTGCGCCAGGTCGGCGTCCAACATGTCGTAGGTCACGCCATCCGGCAGGTTCAGCCCCACCAGTTGCGCGGCGATGGATGGGCGTATCTTGGCGCCGACGTAGGTGGCATAGCTCTGCGCCCGCTGCTCTTCGTCCTCTTGCATGGCGCTGAGCCGATCCGGCTCAAAGACAAAGCGTAGGCCGGTCGCCGCAAACATCTGGCGGTTCAAATGGCGCTCAATCAGGCGGGATTCGGGGATGATGCAATTGTTGAGGAAGTTGATCTCGTCCTGCTGCGCCGTGGCAAAGTTGGCGGCGTTGGCAGAGATGATCGAATCAGGTACACCCAGCGCCGTGGCGATGGCCTGGCGGCTCTCGGTCGTCAGTTCGCTGTTGCTGAGCGATTCCAGCCCTTCACCGACGACGACCGGGGTTACCCCTGCGCGTACGGCTGCCGTTGACCATGCGCCGCGCACGCCGCTAAAGAAGCGTTTCCACCACGCCTCTAATTTCTTGACCTCGGCATCTGCCGGGTTGCCTTCAATGGTGAGTACCGTGGCCTTGATGGCGCCGCGCTCAAAGTAAGCGTTCTTGAAGGCGCTCATGTTGTGCAGCGTGGACGCGTCCGCCATCGCCGCTTTTGCCGGTGGCGACCCCGGCTCTAATTCGCTAAAGGGATTGGGCAGCCTGAAGTACACGATGTCGTCAACGGCGAAATCGACGCCCGCCATCTGCGTTTTGGTCGGGTCGAGCAACCGCCGGAAACCGGCAATGCCCTGTTGGCGGTCGTATAAGACTTGGATCGTTTCGGGCGCAAACCAGCGCAAGGCCAGCGGTTGGTTGCGCAGGTTACGCGCTTTGAACCAGTAGGCGTAGCCCAACAGGCACAGCGACGATTCGGTTAGCTCTAATAGGTCTGTGAAGTTGTCGAGGAAGGGGTATTGGCTGAGGTCGTCGGTGTTGATGACCAGCTTGGTATCGCCGCTAAAGATGGCCCACGGCATACTGCTAACGCGGTCGGCTCTGAGGTTGACACAGGCGTATAACCAGCCGACCACGCTGTAGAGGCTGGCGGGTGACGCGTCATCCGTGCCGAAATAGGAGCCGAATACGCTGCTCCACTCGCCGGATGTCCAGGCGGATAGGTCTTTGGATTTGATGGATTGCCCGTCAAAGAGGGTTAGTCGTTGCACAAAAAAGACGCCCGTCCGGGATTGCTCCCCAAACGGGCGTCTTGCGCCTCTGGTATATGCGGTTATGTATATCCTACTCTATATCTGTTTTGTTTTCAAGCCTACGCAACTCGATCACATATTCACGCAAATCAAAGGTGGCAACAATGCCCCTGTCGCTGCGCTTAATCTCCAGTACCATCCGCTTGGTATCGATGCGCGCGCAGAGCTTGCCGCGCTTGTCCCGTAGATCACGCCAATCATCCGCCGGCGGCGTGACAGGCGGTCGCTTCACTCGCCACCGCCGAACAGCAACAGGCTGCCGGTCGTCGCCAGCTTGGCAAATGCGCCTGAGCTGCCGTCCACTTGGTCATCATGCGCCGCGTAGGGGAAGCTGCATAGCTCATCTAAGTACGCGCTGTTCCATGCGCCGCGCACCAGCTTGACGTTGCGCGCCTCGCATTGTGCCGCAAAGGGCATGGCCCGCGTCGCCTTGTCGCCCGTTACCTTTTCGGCATAGACGGGGAAACCCGCCAGGTTGCGGATGCTGCTCTCAGCGCTTTCCTTGCCGCCGCTGCCCGGTTCCTGTTCGATGCCCACGGATGTATTGCCGCCGTCGATCTCAGCCGTTTGGCGCATGATGCGCTCACGCGCCAGGGCTGACCATTGGCCGCGCACGACATCTTCGATATAGAACACGCCGTCGGCGTCCCGTGCCATCTTGACGCCCACACTGAAATCGCCGTTGTTTTCGCTGCCGGCCTTGTCCCAGTAGCGGCATCTGGCGGCGTCGGTAGGCGCAGCGTTGACGATGCTGAACCACTCACGTTGGAACATGCCGCCGCCGGGTGGGGTTGGGTGTCCCTGATACAAGGCCGAAAAGGCGTATGTGCCAAGCACCGTACGCCGTTCCGCCAAAGCCGCCTCATCGTAGCGTGCTGGGCAGAGAGCCTCCCCAAGCCCCCTGCCCAGCGGGTCGCCTGCTTCCGCTATGGCGGGTAGATTAACAACTGTCCAGCGCGGCCCCTCTTCGCTTGCCAGGATGCGCCCGGCGAGGTCGGATTCGTGCCAGCGGGTCATGATCAGAATGATGGCGGCGTTTGGCCCTTGCCGCGTAAAGAGGTCTTGCGAGTACCAGTCATAGCAACGGTCACGATAGCTCTGGCTCTCGGCCTCTTCACGGCTTTTGACAGGATCATCGATCACAATGAGATCGCCAGATTGGCCCGTAATGCCCGCGCCTACGCCCACGGCGCGGAAGATGCCACCGGCTGCCGTCTGCCACTCTTCGACGGCGCGGCGCTCACTGTCTAAGGCCATGCGCCCCTCGGCAATCTTGCGCGCCTGACGACTGAAACGATTGGCGAGGGTTTGGTTATAGCAGCCGATGATGACGCGCAATTCTGGGTTATGTTCCAGCCGCCAAACAGGATAGCGGATCGTCGCCTGCTGGCTCTTGCCGTGCTGGGGTGGGCAGAAGATCATCAGCCGGTTAATTGCACCGGTCGTCACCTGATCCAGCGCCGTGCGGATGTGGCGCAGATGCGGCCAGTTCCACGAATAGCTGGGCGTGACGGCAGACAACCACTGGTCAAATGCCATGCCGCGACTGTTGCGCGGCTGTGTTCCGAAAGTGAATGGCCCGCTATTTAGTTTGGGAAGGGTCAGACTCAGACCGTTCATTGTTCAGCGCCTGTAGTAAGCGGAATACCTTGTCATTGCCAACACCCAGCAGCATCGCCAGGGCGCTTGCCTCTTGGGTAAATAGCCATTTCTTATCGCCCGAATGGTCGGACATGGCGATCTGGCTTTTGAGTTGGGAGATGATCAGGTCAAGAATCAAATCGTTGATTTGGTCTTGCTTTTTTTGGGTCGCGACGGTCGCGACCCCATTGGCTGCAACCGTTTCTGCCTGTCTGCGCCATCCGCTAACGGTGCCCTTTGGCAAGTCATATTCTTTGGCTAGGCTGCTAACCGACTGCCCCGCCAGCAGCGCCGCCATCACCGCGGCCTTGACTTCAGGCGTATACTCTCTGGTCATGAATTGACAGCACCTGTCAAAATGGTATCCCGTCTACTTGTGTATCCGTTAACAAACGTGCTATATAGTGCGTATTAGAAGGAGGTACACATGCCACAAATCACAGAAGCCGCTGAGGAGTTGGAGGAGCGGCGCCAGGAATACGAACGTAAGCTCGAACAGCAGCAACGTTTCTACCAAGGTTTCTACCAAGAGCTTGAGCGGCGCCGACTTGAGCGTGAAGCTAATCACCCTCGCCATATTCCTCAGAAGGTGGAAGCTCCAACGGCATCCACTGAATATGCTCAACCTGAGCCGATACTCGTTCCCGCTCACGTACCCTGTCCTTAAGCCGCTGCACCTCCGCCTCCAGCCACAGCCGTTCGCGGCTCAGCGTGCGGATGTAGGAGCGTAGCCCTGCCACCTGCTCACGATGCGCCGCCTTCAGCGCGACGATGTGCGAACGGTGGGCGCCGTCGAGCAGGAGCAAGCAACAGATGTAGACGCCGGCAAACAGGATGATTGCGAACCAGTTATCGGTTGACACGTCCGGGCCTCCTCAATAGCCATACGCCGTCCAAATCGCCATCCCCACGGTCACAATCCAGATCAGCCCCAAACAGACGTAGCGGGTCGATATGTCGCGCTGTTCCTGCATCTCGGCCAGGAGTAGGGCCAGGCTCACCACAAGCAGGAATAGGGCGATGCTGCCGGCGTTGTGCATGGCTCACCTCAGATGCCGGCAAGCAGCCCAAAGCGCTGGATGATAAATACGAGTAAGATGAGCGCGACCAAGACGGTCACGACGGTTCGCACCGGCTCAGGTAGCGGTATCCTACTCAAAATGTAGAATAGTAAATATGCCACCAAGCACAAGATAATGATCGCGATAAGTAAGCCAGCCAGACCAGCCATGTGATTCTCCTCTACCGCACACCCGTGCTATAATAAAGCCCTACAATAAATGTACCCAGGCGACGCGCTAACGTCCCTGGGCTTGGCAAAAGAAAGGTAAATTTCTTATGCAACCCCAGTATATCCCCACATCCACACAAGCGATAGATTTGACAGGACAACGATTTGGACGATGGTTGGTTTTTGCCTGTGCGGGCAAAGATGAACGCGGCAGGCTCTTGTGGCATTGCCGCTGCGATTGCGGAAATGAACGTGCAGTTGTAGGCAAGAGCCTGCGTCAAGGCATTAGTAATTCCTGTGGCTGCACATCGAAGCATCCCAGTTCCCATCGCAACAATCTGTTGGGCCAACGCTTTGACCGCCTCTTGGTAATAGCCGAAGCAGGTCATACAAAGGAGGAACGCTTGCTTTGGCTGTGTCATTGTGATTGTGGAGAAGAAGCCACGGCCACAGGCAAAGATTTGCTCCGGGGCAATACGCGGTCGTGTGGTTGTCTTTATCGGGAAACGCGCGGCATAGGTCAGCGCACACATGGCAAGAGTAGGAACAACCGCCATTACAAAATCTGGCAAGGAATGAAAGACCGATGCACCAATCCCAAAAACACTAATTACAAACAATACGGCGAGCGCGGAATCTCTGTCTGCCAAAGTTGGCTGGACTCCTTTGAATCGTTTTATGCTGATATGGGCGACGCCCCATCCATCAAACACACACTCGAACGCATTGATAACGATCAAGGGTATTCTCCCAACAATTGCCGCTGGGCAACTCGTCTTGAGCAAGGTCGCAATACTCGCAAAACACATCATATTGAGTTCAACGGCGAAACATTGACTCTCAGAGAATGGGCGAATCGTTACTCGATAAATTACGATACGCTCCGCAACCGGCTGTTTACTCATGGCTGGCCGATTGAACGTGCACTTACAACTCCTGTTGCCGGCCCCGGTGGACACGCCGCACGGATCACAGCTTTAGGCCATGATGACAACACCATGACTCAGGGCACACTCTTCCGTTAGACATGGGACTCATCTCGCTATAGCTGCCATCGGGATTCGCCTCACGAATTTCGATGTGAAGGTGGGCGGCAGTTGAATTTCCTGTGTTGCCCATCCGCCCAATCGTATCGCCCGACTTGACGGTATCACCCACCCTGAGCGGACTTCTCACCTGGAGATGTGCATAAAAACTATGAGCGGCAAGGTGTTCGTGTCGGAGGCGGATGTATTCGCCATAG